GTGCTTTGTTAGTTCAGTAGTCGGTGTAGATACACCAAAGTTTTCTAGTGTAACTCTAAAACGATACTGTAACTTTGGCATTAACAGACCTTGATTAGAAGCAGATTGGTTACTGTCTAAAGGTACTGTAATTTTTGATAGTGTAGATATACTCATTTGTTTCTCCTATAATATTTATCTTATTATAATCCTGCTATTTCACCAGTGTTTTTCAATCTTAATGGTACGTAGATGAACTCTACTGCTTTGACTGGTTCAATAGCAATATCCAAGTACAACTCGTTTCTGTCTATTCTTGTAGGTGTGTTGTTGGATTCATCACACACAACCAAGAAGTCATAGATTGCTCTATTACCAACTAGTTCTAGTAATAAACTTTCTGCTTGAGCTTTGATTTCATCTCTTGTGATTTTGTCATTTGGTTCAAACACATAAGGTCTTGCCAATTTGTTTAATTGACTTCTTAAGTAAATTACTAATCTAGCAACATTGATTCTGTCTAGTGCAGAACTGCCAGCAAATCTAGTTTTTTGTCCGTAGTTCACTAAACCAGCACCTGTAATGAAAGTGATTGGGTTCACATTGTTTGAATACAATGTGTCTCTTTGACCCTCATTCAATGCTGTTGAAACAAATTCACCTTCGCTATTGATATAACCAGTTGAAGAAGCATTTGTAATGCCGCCTCTTCTTGTTCCTGCTGGAGCAAACCATGGGAAACTAACCTGATCACTTAACGCAATAGTTCTTAACATCATGTGTGATGCTGGAACAACAACATTGTTTCCGAAGTTGTCAGAAGTGAAACCTGATGGATAAAACACACCCAAGTATTCATCTGTTGAAACTAAACCATTGTCGTTGTCTTCAACTGCTAGGTTTACATTGGTTGCCCAGTTTTGTAAACTTGTTGCATCTGGAGTCAATCTCATTGGTGAGTCACCAACTATGAACGCTGATAGTCCTCTGTCATTGTTTAATGAAATCATTTCACCAATCAATTCTGGATAACCTGGAGTTGCCATTAAGTTGAACAATCTAGACTCGTCATCTCTAATTTCTTGGTTAGAGTTTAACATTGCTTGTAGTGATTGTACAATAACTTTTCTCTGTGCTTTTCTACCAAATGAACCTGAACCGTCTGGTTGGTTGGCAGATTCAGTTACCCATCTGTGTGGATAGTATTGATCCATTAATGTGTCAGTGTCAGAACCTCTTGTGTTCTTTGCTGTTTGATCCACATAGTTTCTCACAAATTTCTTAACATTGAAACCAGAACGTCTTGTGTTCCATAACAACATACCTTTTGGATACAGTGCTGGATCTGGAGCATCTGTGTCTAAGTAGTCACTTGCTAATAAGTCTGCTATTGTTGCCGCAGTTTCATTAGCGCCTGCTGTACTCCATCTTGCGTCAGCAAACAATATTCCGTTTTCTGTTGTTTGGTCAGTTTTGTCAACTTCAACCCATTTTAGAGTAGAAGCGTTCCATTTGTAAATTGTTGGATAGTTTTCTAAGTCTGCTGTTGAAATCCATAAGTCACCTTCAACAAGTACTGTGCCATCTGATTGTACAGTTGGAGCAGTTGCTGATACTGTTGGACCTGCTGGATCTGAACCTGACACTGCTGAGTAACCTTTCCAATCTGTTCCATTATGATACATAATGTCAACTTGGTCAACAACTGATGAATACCATAACTGACCATCTGCCGCAGTTGTTGTTACCGCTGTGGCACTGGCTGTGTATGATAAAATCTTCCAGTTACTTGCTCTTAGGTTTGCACCATCTGTGTACAAGTTTGCTGTACCAGTTTTTGTTGTGTAGTTGTATGCTGTGAAACCAGCATCATCTAAAATGCTGTCTGTGTCAACAATCACAAACTCTCCACCTGTTGTGTGTTCAATTACTATTCTGTTTGTTGAATCAACACTTGCTTTAATATTTGTAAAGCCTGCGCCGTTGATAGCACCAGCAATTAAATCTGCGTCTGTTGCCGCTCCTGTTGGAGAAACACTTACTGTGATTGGAGCATTTAATGCCGCTTGACCAACAATTGATTCAGCAATAGTGAATGAAGCCGCACCTGATGTTACTTGAGTATCAATCACTGAACTTGTGATTGAAGTGGAACCAGTTGATTCCCTTCTCATAATTGTTTGTTCTAAACTGTCTGATGCTTGTTCCCAGTCAACAAATAAATCACCTACAGCAAGATTGGCTCCACCACCTGTTCTGTCTAAATTGTATAGAGCAGATTCATTACTTGCGTAGATTGGTGCTGAAATTTCTTCCCATAGTTTTGTTGTGCCATTGAATTTTTTAACTGACCAACTAGCACCTGAGTTAGGAGTAGTTGTTTTAACCCATACAGAACCTGTTGGTCTTGGGTTTGTGTCTGTTGTTTTAAATTCTGGAACTGAAGTGTGTGGACCAACTGATAACGCTGGCACATAGTAAGTTCCGTTGTCAATTCCTAAAGAAATTGCTGTGTCCAATGTTCCATCAGTGATCTGAATGTCTGCGTCTGCTGAACCATCATAGTAGATTGCTAACAAGCCACCAACTGCTCTTGCTGATAAACCTGAAACAGCCGCGCCTGATATATCTGAAGCCACATCAGCCACTGTTGTGCCTGAAGTTGTGATTTGATTTGTTTGACCGTTTATGATGATGTTAAAAGTTGCGCCTGAACCAATTACACCTGTGTAACCTGTTGTTGCTGTTGAACCTGTCACAGTTGGATTTGAAGCAACCCAGTCTGCAGATCCTACACCTTGCCATGAACCGTCATGTTTTTTGTAGTACAATGCGTTGGCATCATCGGTTGCCACAATAGCATAATCTCCTGCTTGTCCAAACGAAGCCTTAGGAGCGTTACCATCAATAAATGCTGTGTCGGTGATAACTGCTGGTATTTTGTTTGTGAACGTTTGTCCGCCTGTTGTTGAAGCAGAAGCACCGTTCCATTCAAAAATTCCAAATTTTGAGTTTGCTGTATCTAACCAATAAGTTCCTGATTCTGGATCAGCCGCTGGTGCTGTTGCAGTTGCTTCCAATTGACCCATGTCAACATCTGCTCTCACAACGTATGCTCTGTTGGCAACACCTAGATAAGAATAAGCCGCTTGTAATCCGTATTCGTTTGTTTCACCACCGTTGATTGGATTATTGTTAGCATCAGTTTTGAATATTGGATCACCAAATGTTTCTGCTAATTCTCTTTGTGAAGTCATCAAGTATACTTTACCGGCGTTTGCCGCTGTGGTACCTTGTGCTGTTCCTGTTCCTGAACTGTTTGTTTTGTCTTGTGCCGAAGCAACAAATATCATTGGGACTGTGCCCGGTTCTGCTGGTGTGTAAAAACTTTCGTCGATTACACTAACCTGTACTCCTGGTGAAACTAATGCCATTTTCTTTATCTCCTATTAAAGTGGTAAAACTTTATTATTGTTAGTATTTATGACGATTACTCAAATCGTGCTGTATTACACACCAAAGAAAAGGGACAGAAAAGGGCAGGTAAATACAGTCGTATGAGACCGTTATGTACCAAATGTAAAGAAAGACCCTGTGCTGTAAATTATAAAAAGGCAGGCAAGACCTATTATAGAAAACAGTGCGAACAGTGTCTGCGATACGGTGGACCCAGCGGTCATCAGCCCAAATGGTATGTGGCTGGATATAGAATTAATAAAAAGTGTGACAAGTGTGGGCACAAAAGCGATTACGAATCACATTTCAACGTGTTTCACATAGATGGTAATCTGGATAATTGCAAGTTTAATAATTTAAAGACTGTGTGTGCTAATTGCCAAAGATCTTTGCACCTTGAAGGAATCCGTTGGAAACAAGGCGATCTTGTACCTGATTTTTAAGATCAGCAATGGTGCTGTTGTTGGATAATTCAGCATCAAAATCGGTGTTGGCCCATGCCCATTCTGAAGCATGAACATCCTTGGGTTTTTGTCCTATGTCTTGATACATTCTAAACCACATAGGCAGTTGTCCTCGTTTCACCCACCATACTTCACCTTTAATCTCTTTGATCATGTCCGCTTCATTTTCAAAACGCACATCTGGAATTACCCAATTAATTTCAGGATTGTCCAGTATTTTCTTTTTGGCAAGACTAACCCATACACCATCATAAAATCCGTCTCTCATACATTCTGTACCAAACACTTGAAGCACATATCTTGGAGTGATATCACGACCCATTTCTTTGCTCCAGAAAGGATCTGATTGTTCTCTCCATGCTCTGCTTTCATCTGTTTTACCATCCAACAATTTCCTGTTCCAATCAAACATTTCTGCCACAGAATCTTTTAACTTGTCAGCAAAACTCAACTTCACAAAGTTGTGTTCTTTGACAAGATAGTCTGCGATGGTGTCTTTGCCTGATCCAATCAAGCCACATATTCCTATAATCATAATTGTAATTGTTTGGTTCCTTCGCCTAATTTTCCTCTAGCAAAACAGTTGAATGCTAAACTCCATCTCACTTTGTCTGATTCTTGTGGAGGCACAGTATGTTCTAACCAAGAAGGAAAAATGTATAAATCACCTGTCTTAGGTTTAAGGCCATAGTAGTCCAGATTGAATTGGTTATTGTTTTTGTTTTTAAAAGTGGGTTTGATAGTTTCATGAAATAGATTGGTGTAAAAATAAGGTTTATTAAAAATAATTGGAGCAGATGTTTCGTCACTTTCAATATAGTAAACACCGCTTATCATTGAGTTTGGGTGCGAATGTTGATGATTTAAATCCTCTTTTCCGTATTTGTTTACCCAACTAGTAGTCAATTCAAATGATTGTTCTACATCTAACACTTCATTTGTAAAGTGATTAACTGCTTGTAAAATTTTGTGTCTTAGATTTTTTAATTGTGGTTGATGCAAAACTTTCATACCTGCATTTTTTGGATCTTCGTCAGCATCGTACAACCCAACGCTTTGAGGTGGAAAATGTAAATTTTTAATCCAAGATTTTTCAATCGGATCCATCACATCAAGATTAGTTTTGTACAAAGGCACAGAAAATAAGGGTATTGTTTGATGATCCATATAGCAATATTACTATATGTTTATTGAATTGTCAACTAGGAATTATCCAATTGTGAATGAATAACCAACACCACCACCAGTTTGTGTTTTCACTTCCAATTCCAATCTTTCCATTTCGGTAGCGGCTTCTTGTTTGAGAGCATCTCCATTTAAGGAGGTACCTCCTTGAGGTCCTGCTATGGTGTTGAATTTGCTTCTGGCTTCTCCCAGCATGTACTTGCATTTTGCCAAAGTATAATCTTTCAACCATTTTTTTGCCAAATAATCTTTTAGCAATTCTGAATCTGGTCTGTAATTGTAACATTCTAACAATACTTCTTCACCTGTTCTAGGTCTTTGAAGAATTGTTAATTTGTGATTGCTAGGATTCCATTTGAATTCTATAAAAGAACCAAACATTCTTCCTACCAATTCTTGATATTGTGAAAACATATTGTAAGTGGCAACTCCGCCCATGTTAGATGAAGCCAACAAGTATGTGTTTGTGTATGCCAAATTAAACGGTTCGAAAATAGTACCGCCATCACCACCACCTGATCTTGATCCAATTGATCTTCTAAAAATTTGTCTCACTTCTATCACTTCATTTGGAAGAATATAGTCATTTTGATCCTGTACCAATGGTAGGAACATGTAACTTTCCTCCACAGAGTTATCTGATCTCTGTCTAAATCTATCAAATGCGTCTTGAAGTGCTGTTTCGTAGTGTTTGGGATCCAACTCAACATCTACCATACCACCACCCAGACTGGTGTTTACATAGTCGAAGATCTCTTGTTTTTGTGTGGTTAAATCGCTCATACAGTTTTCCTTATACATATTTATCAGCCGATAAATATATGTCTATGCCGAGATTAAGTCTTTATAAACCCGAAAAAGGTAACGATTACACATTTTTAGACAAAACAGTGGTCGAAATGTTCACTGTGGGCGGTACTGATGTGTTTGTACACAAATACCTAGGACCACGAAATCCAGATGAAGCAGATGCCACAGCGGCACAGCCTAGATACGATGCTGTCAAAGAAACCAACATTCAAGACATGTTGTTTCTCGAAAACAGAGATAGAAAATATGATCCAGATGTGTACAGCATTAGAGGAATTTACAACGTACAAGACATTGACTTTGACATGAGTCAATTTGGATTATTTTTACAGAATGACACTCTGTTTATGACCATACCTATTACTACCAGTGTAAAAACATTGGGCAGAAAAGTTATGCCAGGTGATGTTTTTGAATTACCGCATTTAAAAGATGAATACGCACTGAACGATTTTAATGTAGCACTCAAAAGATTTTATGTTGTGGAAGATGTTAACAGAGCGGCAGAAGGATTTTCACAGACTTGGTATCCTCATTTGTACAGAGTAAAACTAAAACAAATATACGATTCACAAGAATTCAAAGAAATACTGGACAAAGATGCTGGTGCTGGCACAGGACAAACATTAAGAGATGTGCTGTCTACATATGAAAAAGAAATGCAGATCAATAATGCTGTGGTGGCACAAGCAGAAGCAGACGCACCTAAATCGGGTTACGATATTGCTCATTTTTATACACTTCAAGTGGATGATAAAGGTAAACCAGAACTGGTAACCACAGACATTTCAACATTGGATACTTCAACTGCTAATACACTCACTGATAGAGTTAATCAAACTCCTGCCAAAGAAGGATATGATGGATACTTATTGGGAGATGGTGTGCCACCAAATGGTGAACAGTTTGGATTTGGAATTTCTTTTCCTGCCCAATCAGACAAAGGCAGTTATTTTTTAAGAACAGATTTTTTACCAAACAGATTGTTTAGATATGATGGGGGTAGATGGGTTAAGATGGAGGATAATGTGAGAATGACATTGACAAACACTGACACACGCACAAATCAAAAAGGCACATTTATTAACAACACAAAAACATCAACCATTGCTGGAGAAACTGTGGAAGAAAGACAGAGTTTATCTAAAGCACTTAAACCAAAGGCGGATAATTAATGCAGTTTTTCTACGACGGACAGATAAGAAGATACATCACTCAAATTATTAGACTGATGAGTAACTTTTCGTACAAAGATGGTGACGGTGGATTAAAAACTATTCCTGTGATGTATGGAGATATTACACGTCAAGTTGGACATATCATTAGAGACAATTCAGAAAACAAATTACCGTCAGTACCAAGAATGGGTGTGTATGTGACAAATCTTGAAATGGATAGAACACGTTTGGCAGATTCCAGTTTTGTCAGTAAAATTCATGTGAGAGAAAGAGCATTTGATGCCAACAACAATGAATATTTAAACACGCAGGGCAAAAACGTCACTGTGGAGCGTTTGATGCCAACACCTTACACACTATCATTAAATGTGGACATATGGACATCCAACACAGAACAAAAATTACAAATAATGGAACAGATTATGATGCTGTTTAATCCATCTTTAGAAATACAAACCACAGACAATTATGTGGATTGGACCAGTTTAAGTGTGGTAGAATTGGCAAGCATTAATTTTTCTTCTAGAACCATTCCATTGGGTACTGAAACAGAAGTGGATGTTGCCACGTTATCATTTACAACTCCAATATACATTTCTCCTCCTACAAAAGTTAAAAAACTTGGAGTTATTACCCACATCATTACAAGTATATTCAATGAACAGTCGGGCAATATTGATTTAAGTCAAACCATGCCAGAATTAAAAGCCTATCAAGACGGTTATGAAAACAGCATTAAGTTGGATGACTCAGGCAGAGCCATAAGGAAAGATACTGATGCTGTGTTAGGTACAACAGGAATTAATTACGACATCTATGTGTTGGGTAGTGTGGCTCAGATTGTACACAAAGGCACAATAGGTGGATTGGTTTGGAACGGCAATGTGGACACAATACCTAATTTTAAAAATGGCTTGAGCAAAATTTATCTCAACAGAGAAGGCATTGATGCTCAGGTGGTAGGCACCGTTGCTATCAATGAAAGCAATCCTTATCAATTGTTGATTGATTGGGACGAAGACACTATTCCAACAGACACTGTCATTGTGGGACCGAGCAAAACAAGTGGTTCGGTTGACTTCATTGTGGATCCTACAAAATTTGATCCTAAAGATGTTAAACAATTGGGCAAAAGATTATTACTATTAAAAGGAATAGGCAGTGCCGACAATGTCGATGGTGCTGATGCTTGGAAAGGTGACAGCAACATTGATTTGGTAGCAGGCGAGAATGATATTGTGGAATGGAATGGCACTAATTGGCAAGTGGTGTTTGATGCCAGCACAACAACAGATTTAACTCACATTACCAATTTAAACACAGGTGTTCAATACAAATGGAACGGTACGGAATGGTTATTATCGTTCGAAGGTGAATATCGAAAAGGCACCTGGAAGATCTCTTAGTCACATAATTATTAGCATGAGCAGTAAAATTGTAGGGTGTGGAGCACTCTTCTATACACTAGACACGAAAAGATTTTTATTACTACACAGAACCCAAAGCAAACAAAATCATGTATGGGGTTTGGTTGGAGGTACAACAACCTCTGATGAAAATTTATGGGAAGGTTTACAACGAGAAATCAAAGAAGAAATAGGTGAACAAAAGATTAAAAAAACTATACCTATGGAAACATTCATCAGCAATGATGAAAACTTCCTGTATCACACTTACCTTTGTGTGGTAGAAAAAGAATTCATTCCTCAACTTAACACAGAACATGATGGATATGCTTGGGTAAGTTTTGGCCAATGGCCAAAACCATTACACCAAGGATTAAGGAAAACATTTCAAAACAAAACAAATCAAATCAAATTGGACACTGTGTTCAAAATGCTTAAATTGATCAAATGAAAATAATTGGTGATGTGATGTTGGATGTATGGGTACAGGGAGACAGTACCAAAGTTTCTCCTGAAGCCAGTGCTTTAGTATTAAAGGAAAATACACGCAATCACAACGTAGGAGGTGCTGGAAACCTCGCATTAAACCTATCAAATCTCGGCGCAGACACGCATCTTTATGGATCTGTGGGCAACGATGCCCCTGGTCACAAAATCCAAGAGATTTTACTGCACAACAACATAAAAACGTATCTGTGCCAGGATGCTGACACAACCACTACCAAAACACGTATGATAGGTCCTGACGGACAACATCTATTGAGATTGGATAAAGAACAGCATTATGAAAGTGAAGAACCTCAGAACAACCTTATCAAAGATTTAACTGAAGACGACGTGGTCATTGTGAGCGATTACAACAAAGGAGTTGTTAAACAAAATCTAATAAGACAGATTGAAAACAAAGTAAAAAGAATATATGTAGATCCAAAACAAAATCCTAACACATATTATGGTGCTTATCTTGTGAAACCCAACATGAAAGAATATGAATCGTGGTTTGGCAAGTTTGATCCACACACAGCAGAAATAAAAAGAGTACACAATTATTGGCAATGGTTGATTGTGACTGATGGTGCTAACGGCATTCATGTGATTGGAGACAATGTTTATCAACACATAACAGGCAACACAGTTGAACTCGCAGATGTGAGTGGCGCTGGTGATACAGTGCTGGCAATCATTGTGTATTATCACGAAATGGGTTACTCCATGATAAATGCCAGTGAATTAGCACTAAAAGGAGCAAGTCGTGTTGTTCAACATCGTGGAGTCACCGTGGTTAAGAAAAATGACATAGAAGATAGAGTAGTATGGACCAATGGTGTGTTTGATATATTACACAAAGGACATTTAGAATTATTAAAATTTGCGAAACAACAAGGGGATAAATTGATAGTTGGCATAAATTCAGATGAAAGTGTCAAAAGATTAAAAGGTTCAAACAGACCATTTAATAATGCTTTGATAAGAGAACAACAATTATTACAATTGCCTTGGATTGACAAAGTAGTTGTGTTTGACGAAGATACTCCACTACAATCGATAAAGAAAAATAAACCAAATGTGATTGTTAAGGGTGGAGATTATACTGTGGAAACCACAGTTGGAAACGACATGGCAGAAGTGATAATATTTCCCACAGTGGAAGGTTTTTCAACCACAAACATATTAGAAAAGGTAAAGAAATGAACATTGAAATAAAAAATAAAAAAATGTTGTGTACAGATGTTTTAGCAAAACAACATTACGAATATATTTTTAAAACTTTAACTAGTGATACTTTTACTTGGAACTATCACGATCATGTGGTAGATACCACAGAGTTTGATGCAGAAGAAAAACATCAAATACAATTTATCCATAAATTTCACGAAACCAGCAACATCTTAACTGCTCCTGAGTATTGGCAGATGTTGTTTCCTATATTTGAAGTATTGAGACCACACACTTTTATAAGGGTAAAAGCAAATAATATTCCAGGCAAAGAAAAAATTATCACTCATGGAATGCACACAGACACTGGAGTACCGTTGAGTTACACCGCAATTTACTATGTTAATACCAATAACGGTTTTACAGAATTTGCTGATGGAGATAAAATTCACAGTGTAGCAAACTCAATGATAGTTTTTCCTAGTTATATGAATCACACAGGATCAACCTGCACTGACGCTAGAAGTAGACTGAACATAAATGTAAATTTTATTGCTCATCACGGAAATGAATTTATAAAACCCATTGTGCCTACAGAAGCCAATGAAGTGATAAAATTATGGGAGCATACTGTATGAGAATTTGTGTAACAGGAGCCGCAGGATTTATAGGACAAAATTTAGTCAGTCATCTAATGGACATGAAACATGAAGTTGAATGTTACGAATATACCCCTAACAGATTTCCTGATCCCAGTCAATACGATTGGGTAATACATCTTGGAGCAATCAGTTCAACCACTGAAAGAAATGTTGAACTTATTATGGACCAAAACTATGAATACAGTTTGAAACTGTTGCAGATGTGTGATACCATGGGTACAAATTTTCAGTATGCCAGTTCAGCCAGTGTGTATGGCAACACCAACAGTTTCATAGAATCTGGGCCTGTATATCCTCAATCACCTTATGCTTGGAGCAAATATCTTTTTGATAGATTCATACAACAAGCCATGGGAGAATTTAAGGTGTTAGTACAAGGTTTTAGATACTTTAATGTGTATGGTGCTCATGAAGAACACAAAGGAGATCAAGCATCGCCCGTAACAAAATTTACTCAACAAGCAAAAGAAACAGGAGTAATCAAAATTTTTGAAAACAGTGATCAATATCTAAGGGACTTTGTGAGTGTGGACGATGTGTGTAATGTGCATTGTCAAATGTTACAACAGGATGTGAGTGGAATATTCAATGTGGGTACTGGTGCTCCTGTGTCATTTCAATCCGTGGCAGAATTGGTAGCAAAAAAATATGGAGCCAAAATAGAAACTATACCTATGCCAACAGCATTAAAAGGACAATATCAGTCTTACACATCTGCGGATTTGACACAATTAAATAAAAATGTTACAATAAATTTTAAAACAGTTGAGCAATATTTAAATGATCAATAAAGAAGGTAAAGTAGACAAAGGTTGGGGTTACGAACTGATATGGGCGTCCAACGACAAATACTGTGGCAAAATCATGGTGTTTGAAAAAAGAGGCGCGAAATTCTCAATGCACTTTCACAAAACCAAAGATGAAACGTGGTTTGTGAATGAAGGTAAATTTTTACTCAGTTACATTGACACAAAAACTGCCACACTGTACACAAAAGAACTTAAAGAAGGTGAAACTTGGAGGAACCTTCCGTTGATGCCTCATCAAGTACAACTGTTAAGTGAAAGAGGCAGTATCACAGAAGTCAGCACTGCTGACGATCCAGAAGACAACTACAGAATTATTCCTGGTGATTCTCAAAAATTAGAAAATAAAACTACTTAGATTTTTCAACACACTGTTCGCAAAGACAATCTGGACAATCTTGACATTCTGTGCATGAAGATTTACAATGTTGCTCACAGCCACACTTCTCACAGATATATTTGATCAATTGATCCATTAAGCCTGTGCTTCTGACCATCTCAATGTTACCGTAGCAGACACATCGCCTGCACCTGCTGTTCTGAATACATTGATTGCCAGCACGTCTGGACCGTTCGGGAACGTACCTCTACCACCCAATGTGGTGTTGGTTAATGCTTTGATCTTGTCCAATGCAAGTGTTGCTCTTTCTCCCGGTTGGGCAACAAAAGAGAAAATAGTTTCACCTGGTTGTGCGTATGGTGGTTGACCAAATTTAAATGTTATTGAACTACCAGCCGAAATTGTTCCTGAGAATGTTTGGTTAAATTCAACTCTGTAGTATTCAGTTGATCCAAACACAGTTTTAGCAAACACCTGCTGTACAGTTGAACCTGGTGGGAATTCAGTATTTGTATCTGTATCCACTTCAGTACCGCTGGTTGCCGCTGAGGCTTCCCATGTTGTAGGATCAAAGAACAAGTAGTTGGTGCCTGTAAAGTCACCACCGTATGAGAAGTTAACGGCTTGTCCTGCTGATATACCTGTGTGTCTGTTTGAGAATCTCACAAAGTAGTAAGATCCATTGTCTTGAATCTGTGTGACCACTGTGTTGGCTGGGAATTGACCTGAAGTCACTGCCATACCTACCACGTGTCCTTTGCCTTCCCAATCTGCTTCTAGGAAGTAAGCATAGTTTCTGTTACCACCCAAGTTGAACCAGTGATTGGATGTTGATGTCATCAATGATTGAGTATCTGCTGTGGCTGTCGTAGTTGAAGCACCACCGTTCCAGTTAACAGATCCACCCGGAGCAATCTGAGCAAAACTTGGCTGACCACCTTGGGCAGTTGTTTGTAGTCCTGTCCAACCTATATCTGCTGGATCAATCGGATAGTTCTGAGGATTGATAATTCCTTGAATCACCAACTGACCTTGTGTTTGTCCTACCGCAACTGGTTCTGTGGTAATCTCAATACCATCCAGTAGCAACTGGGCTCTGTTCAACAAGTCTCTGTCACCCAAGTCACCTGTTAAGGCGTTGGATACTGAAGGAGCCAATCTCATTAAGAACACAGTCTGTCTAATTGTGGATAGTTGTAATCCAGTACCTGAGTAACTGAATAGGTATCCTCGGTCTTCATCAAAGTTACCATCTGTTAGATACGCTGATCCCCAGTGTGAAATGATTGGAGATGCTGTGTTGGATACCAGAACAACTCCTGTGTTTCTAAAGTGTGGAGCCGCCGCACCCGCTGAATAGTTTCTTGTGGCACCTGCCGCAAAGTTGGTCAATTGAGCACCACGTGTACAACCTGTTAATGTGTCATTTGTGATACCTGTGAATGTGATAATTTCGTTGTCAATGTACACAGTACCACCTGTTGTAGGGAAGAATGAAGCATCCACCAATGTGATTGTGGTCTGAGTGGCGTCAATGTTTTCAAACAGTCTACCATTTGGTCCTTCGTTGGTCACTTCATAACGCACAGGTTGGTTACCTGTTCTCATAAATGCTTCTGTGTTCACGTTTGAGTTTCTCATTCTGTGTACAAAAATGAAGTCACCTTTTTGTCCTCTACACATCCAATCAATAAATCCAGCCCCATACCATGAGAACTGAATTCCAATCATCTGCATCTTAGACACGTCCCAATTGTATCCACTTGGACCATTTCCATCTAATACATCTCTGTTAAACTCTGATTGTTTTGCTTTCTTATCTACCACAGCACACATTTTAACACCTGCTGAAGTATTAACACCTCTGTAATCTGGAGTTATGTAAGCAGTTTCATTGTCATCTACGTTTGATATAACGTGTGTCATACCTCTGATTACAACTCTATCACCTGATTTAACTTGTTCTCTGAATCTTGTGCCAACACCTGTCAATGTGTTTGAATTTGGAGTAACTGTGACTGTGCCAGCCAATTGTCTTGTGGCAGTTCTTTGTACAGCATTTGTGTTTTGTCCATCATATTCCCAGAAAATTCCGTTTTGATCATCAAATATACCTGATCTCACAGTAGCACCATTCCATTTGTACAGTGAAACTTGTGGTTGATCTGTAAATTCAGGTGTTGTACCACCCAATGTGATTTGAGCAATCACCGTGAATGATCTTTCATTGATGATTGATGTGATTGTGTATTCACCATCATAACCTGATGTGGCTATACCAACCAATCTTATCACAGCACCTACCTGTAAGTTGTGGTCCACATCGTCTGTGGTCACAGTGATTGTAGAACCTGATGATGTTCCATCTGCTGTGATGTTTAATATGTCATAACTTGGAGCAAATAGAGCACCTGTGGTGTACATACAACCTTTACCTGATTGATATCTGATGTATTTTTTAGATTGACGTATTGCCTGTGCACCATGTGCCGGACCGCCTGTACCCAGTTGAACACCTCCATCAAATGGTCTGTGAACAAAGAATGAATCTGGTCTGCCATATACCGCACCTTGCCAACCTGCGTCTGATATTGCACCAGGTGATCTCACCTGATAAGTCAAACTGCTTGGCGATGGAATAGATGTAGCAAGGAATGGTCCTGAAGCCAGTATGTGATTGTTTACGCCATCGTCCGATTGTATCACAACAAGGAAAGCATTTCCTGGAACCAAACCATGAGGCGTTGTGAAATCTACTCTCATTGTTGCCAATGCGGAGTAACTGATTGTAGCATTTTGATTGATCGAACTTGAAGTTGGGTCTGAAATTGTGACAGATGAATAAACCTGTAAGCCTGTTCCACCTTGAGCAACACCATCATGTGTGTTCTGTGTTACACCACCAAAGGATGACACTGCTTGTACTCTTACTATAATATCATTGGCTGGAGTTGATCCACCTAATGATGATCCTGAAATTCGTATTCTATCTCCCACAGCATAATTTGATCCTTCTTGAACCACAGTACACTCTGTGTAAGCAGTTGAAGAATCTGTGTCGTTTGTTCTAGTAATACTGAACTGAGCACCAACACCTTGTGGTAATCTGTTAGTACCAGCAACATTTAATGCATTACCTGTACCTGTATTTGCTGTTCCTGTTGCCGCTGATAAGACTGTGGGTACACCTGTTACAATAGCGTCAATGCCTGTAACTGTGAAAGTCAAATCATTTGTTGGTGATGAACCAAACACTTGCGTTCCAAGTATTTTGAATTCTTGATCTACATTGTATCCAGAACCTGGAGTGTTTATTGCCAATGTGTACGAACCTGCGTTCAAAGTTACATCTACAGTTAAACCTGTTCCTGTTCTGTTGGACTTGTTGACATTTGTGTAGGTTTGTGTGTTTACTGCTGTGCCTGATACAGAATAAGTTGCCACTGCTCCTCCTGATACTGTGTCAACAGTAATTGTTACATCATTTGCTGGAGATAGTCCACCAACTTCTGTTCCTGCAATTGTGATTGTATCTGTAGCAAGGAAGTTAGCACCCGTATTCGTAAATGTTGCTGAGTATGTGGTTCCTGTTCTGTTGATGTCTATCACTGCTCCAGTACCTGACCCTGAAGTGGTCCAGGAAACTCCAACATAATCCACATTAGCATCTGTTCCTGTTCCGGAAATTGATAAACCTGTTATTCCTCCTTCTGAATTTACAGAGTCTACATCTACATATGCATCATTGGTTGTGATTGCTCCACCTAAATCTGTACCTTGGATAAAGAATTGATCTCCAACAGCATATCCTGATGTACCGCTCAACGCCGCTGTGCCCGAAGTTGAAATTGTAGCAATTGGTCCTGCGCCTGTACCTGTAACTGTGCTGACAGTGATTGTTAAATCATGTGTGCCATCTATTCCACCAAGAGTTGATCCTTGTACAAGTAATTGTTGTCCTACACCATAATTGTCACCTGCATTGGCCAAAGTTACTGTGTAAGATGTTCCAGAAACTGTGACATCAAATGTAGCATTTGATCCAGACAAGTTTACTCCAGTGTTTAGATCTGCGTAATCACCTGTGTTCACAGAAGTACCTGCTACTGTGAAAGTTAAAATTCCACCATTACCGTCAACCGAATCAACAGTCAGTGTCATGTCGTTAGCCGGTGTTGCTCCGCCTAATTGTGTACCAGCAAAAGTTAGTGTATCAGTTTGAGAGTAGCCTGTACCAATTGAAGTAATCACTGCACTATAAGTTGTTCCCGTTCTAGTCACATCGAACACTGCTGTTACGCCGCCAGCACTTGCTGTGGTGTATGTAGGCGCTGTATATGTAACTTCTTGATCAGGTGCTGTACCTGCCGCTGAAATTGTTTGTATTTCTCCTGAACCTCCTACACTGGTTACTCTAATATCTAAATCATTTGCGTTTGTTCCACCAAACGTTGAGCCACCGATTCTGATTACATCATTTTGAATATATCCCGTACCTGCTGTATCAATTGTTACAGAATAAACTCCTGCATCCACTGTAACATCAAATATTGCTCCATTACCTTGAGCTCCTGGAAGTGTATCAACGGCAACCTCTGTATATTCTGGATCGTTTAACGCCACTGTGTAGGCTTGATTTGTTTTTGTAATGTTTAATTGAGCACCTGTACCTGTGCCACCTTGGAAAACTGGCACCACTGCTGATGCTGTACCTGTACCTGTGAATGCTGTTCCTGTGATAGATACTGATAAAATTTCACCGCCCGTATCAACTGATTCAACAGTGATTGTAGCGTCATTGGCTGGAGTTGCTCCACCCAAATCTTCACCTGAAATAATAATAGCATCTCCTACTTCGTAATCTTGTCCTGATCCTATCTGACCATTTGTTACCAATGAAACTGAATAAGAACCTCCCACTCTAAACACATCGAATCTTGCTAATTGTCCTAGTGGTTGAATGTTAGTTCCTGGTAAATTAGTGTAGAATGTTTCATCTCCGATCAAATCTTGATTTAAAGGTGCACTCAGTGTTAGTATATTTCCTGCCACATTGATAATTGTTACAGCAAAACCATCACCTCTGTCAATCACAGAGTTTTGAATGATGCCTGCTGAATCTGCCACAGTGATTTCTGTTGTGCCTGCTGAGTAGTCGCCTGTTACTGTTGGAGAAGCCAATGCTCCACCTGATCCGTTAACCGCAGTAATCTGAGTTCCTTGTTGAATACCTGTGCCGGACAAAGGAGCGCCAAGTTCTGGTTGCACACCTGTGTATGGAAGAATTGTGGATCCTTGTAAAACACCCAAACTGGTTACAAAATTTCCTGATGAACCATTTGACTCAACACTGAATGATGGAAAGCCAATTGCCGCACCTGTGTAAAAATCACCTTCTCTCAATTGAGTAAATGTTGTACTAACTGTGGTAGGATTAACCTGTCCAACTTTTGCTTTTGCGTAATATGTAAATGATCTGATGTCAGGCACAGTGTTTACCACAAACGAACCTGCGGCTCTTGAAGCACCTGCTACTGAGTTGTCAAATCCTGTAATTGTAAAAGGTTGTCCCGGTTCAAATCCGTGTGGACCAATGGTGTTCACTGTGATCAATGACGAACCTATGCCTTGTGTGCCTGCTGAAGCATCAGATGTCACAGAATCAATATCAAAGTCTGTACCTGGCACTTCATAAATTGATGGATAACCTCTTTGTGTTGCTATCGCTTGCCACTTGGTTGGCTGAAGACCATATTCAAAGTCAGCATCAAGCATTGATTCTGGTTGTGCTACTCTTAATCTTTCAATGGCATCTGTTCCAAAGTCATATGGACGCATTCTAATTTCGTCATCTTCAACAAATATTTGAATGTTGTCTGTGGCATCATCGCCTGATGTGTCAGCATTTAAGAACACAGTTGTGAT